TACTATCGTCAATTTCGTTTTCTGTTGGAGCTTCTAATAAAACTTTATCCTTGTCTTGAGACAACCCTACAGGATACCAATTTTTTATTTTCTTAACATCGTCAAAGTGTTTGTATCTATTTTCTGCAAAACCGATAGGCTCCGCTGTATTGTCGTTGTAAGTCGTTGTAGTTTTAGTTAGGGTCAATGTGGAGTCTAATGTGCCTTGGCTTGTTAGAGCGTGGTTTGAGAGCGTTATAACAGATCCAGTAACATCAGATATGGTTAGCTCTACTCCATCATTTAGTGGGTCAGTAGCATCGGATATAGTAATGACATCACCAACTAAGAAAACACCTTCTGTTTCAAAATCAGTAACAGCAGATTCTATTGTGTTGGCCGATGCATCAACTGTGATATCGTTATAGGTTTCTGATGTTACTTGAATAGTTGGTGAAACATAATTAGCACTTATTACTTTATTATTAGGTGGTTGTAAGTCTGAATCTTCTCTTAGTTTCCAATGAGCAGATAAGCTATCATTATCAGCCCATTCACTGTTGACATAAGATATAGATTCAAAATTTCGTGCGTGCTCTCTAATATCTTCATCATGTAAGGCTCCGGTCCAAACCCTCACCTCTTGTAAAAATCCGTTGAAGTCGGTGCCAGGAAATCTTGTGGCTACTGTGCCTTGGGAATCAAAATCTAACGAGCTTATCTGTGGTAAATTAACATTAGCGCTAGATGTAAAAACAATATCTTCGCCACCGGCAGGGTTTCCAGATAAAGTCATAAGAAATATTGTTAAGTCGTCATTTTCTTTTTTGGCGGCAACATTAACAAAATGGTCCTTCATATGCACATAAGAAGATACACTGCTATCGGGAGTGGTAGCAAAAACACTTACATCTACTTTGTGTTGAAAATTAAGCCTACCTTGATCTGTTATAGACATACTAAAATAATCATTATCTATAATAGTGTGGTTTTGGACTGCCGTGGCAGAAAGTCTTGCTTCAATGGTGAAGTCGGTTTCGGAAACAAAATCAAAAACTCTTGAAGAGTTGGTCATGCCATTGATAGTTTGCACATAGTTTGTGCCATCAGAGTATAAAGCTTTAGTATCAACATATTCTGATTCTTTTACTAAGATGGGCTTATTGAATATACTATATTCATTTATTTTTATTATCTTTTCATTTAGGCCATACAACCTTACAATATCTTTATAGGCTTCAACAGTTCCTTTTTCTTTTAGTAAGTGAGGTATAGAATTTACAATTCTATTCCAAATTTCATCAGTAACTTCTCTTGCTGTTGCACCTGATGTGGATTCTATAAGCCATTGCTGTATGCCTTTATCAGCAGCAGAATCATATAACTCCACTCCAAACTCAGCAGCAATAACAGGCAACATCTTTCTTGGTGTTGTGTTATACTCTTCGTATGAAGCTTTTTTGATAAACTGCATTTGGTCTACGTAAGAATGTAACAAATCCATTTCTTCAGCCAAAACACCTATAAGGTTTTCTAGATTACCTTCTTCATCACCATTGAAAAGTATCTCTGGTAACATATTGTTTATGCTTTGCGCTCTGTTTATTGGTAATTCAAATAAATCCTCAAAAACTATGTTTTGATTTTCTATTGTGCCATCAGTGTTTATGAAGTAGCTGTAAGAAGTACCTGGCGTTACTTCAATTAAAGAAATACTTTCTTCTTCAAATCTTGTAGCGTTTTCCTCCAAAAATTCTCTTATGTCCTGCTGTGTGTTGCTTGTTAATTCGTTTATTTCGTTTCGGTGAATGATAACTAGCGGCACAATCTCTCCGTCATCATTTACGGCACCAGCAGTTAAACTATTATAAGCCGAATCTAAAGAAGTAGAAGATTTTCCGAATTGCTTTAGTAACCACAAGTCAAATCCATTTGATTTTTTCTTATACTCGTCTACTTGCAATATATTTGTGGCAGAAAGATTTGCTGTATCACTATAAAGGGTACCAGATAAACCTATAGGGTATTCATTCAATAATCTGAATATACCTCTATCTAATTTCTTTTTAGCGTTACCAAAAAGTGTGTGCTCTGAAAAGTCAAAATAATTCAACAATGGAATTGTTTTGTTTGCTGCGACTCCGGTTATAGCGTTTGAGGTATACTCACCGCTGGTTGAGCCAATAGCAGATAGTGACTTTGTTAAATCTTCTAAACTAAACCCGTAAGGCATACATCAACCCCTATTTTATATAGAAAGACCAAATTTCTGGTTCGTCGTAAACAAAAGTTTGACCATTTATATTAAGTGTAAATACTAGCTTATATTCCATCCCTCTATATAAGTTTTCTGTATCCAACAAAAAGTAATTGCCATTTTCATCGTATGACAAATTATCTTGAGAAACTTCAACTAGATCAGTTATTTTTTCTCTTATTTCAAACTTACCATTTGTGCAAGTATGAGTATTTAAACTATTACTCATGCCCGTCACCGATTGTAATCTTGTAGAAGCATCTCTAATGAATACTTTTATAAATGACTTAGTACCTTTTTCGTAAGAGTTTTGTAAGTTTGGCAACCTAATAGGATACTTACTTATTTCATAATATCTTTGAGCATCAACTGTAGGTAAGCTAACATTGAAATTAAATGTCTTGCTCAGATTCAACGCTTCTTGGTCAGAAGTTATTGTCCAGTTGTCAACAAAGTTTTCCGTTGCACTGAGGGCAATGTTAATTCCCGTTAAAGAATCTTCTAAATCGTTTTGTGCTGTGCCTATGTTTATTTTATATGTTCCAACAGCAACCCTTGAAGCTGTAAGATTTGTGGGGCTGATAGAAACACCGTCAGCACTTAGTGTAACATGGCCTGGAAACTTACCAGTTCCGTCTAAGTCAACAAGATTGCCATTTTGAAAGTTATAGTAAAACAAACTACCATTGTTAGAAAACTGTAAAATATTTCTATCATCTCTTATACTGTTATCCCACTCAACAGAAAAATAAGGAGCGTTGGATGTGTTTGTTTCTCTTGAGTAAAACTTTTTGGTATTCCAGCTGGTTGTCATATAACTTTGAATGACACCGGCATCGATTGTGTCTTGTATAGTTTTAGATTCCTGTGCGTCCGACATTCTAATCATAAAACCATAATTAGCACTAGCGCCATTTAGGTATTCTTTAAAATACTCTGTTATATCTATCTTAAGGTTTTCTTCACCATGCTCGAAATATTGACTGGCAGAATTACTATCCCATTCTTTATTATGCGCTCCCAATATTACGTTGCCACCAGAAGCACCACCGGCATAGTCAGCCCACAATGTTGTGTTAGTTGCGTATAGTGAATTAGCGGCATCTTCATATAAGTAATCATCAGAATCTAAACCTCTACCTTCTACCCAAGATGCGGTTAATGGTAGTGCCCATATATCAAAGTCTGTAGCTATTTCCTCTCCATGCATAACATTTTTCATGTTTATGAAGGCTGAAGCTGTGTTATCTTCTCTTGGATCACCTATAGTTTTGTTTTCTATTTTTTCTTTTAGGTCTTCCAAAGGGAATTGAATTAGTATTCTTGCCCATTCTTTTTTGCCTGTAAGTGGAGTGTATTTGTTATACACTTCCAACACAGGATTGGCCCCATTATTTGCAGTAAGGCTGGTCTCTGAAATAAATGTATCTTTACTTGAATATGCTCTTGATTGTGCCATTTATAATCTCTTAAGCTAGTGTGCCTTGTATGTCAAAGTTTGGATATTTTAATTCTGGCACAATATCAGCAGGGAAATAAACTATATTGTTTCTTGTTATGTTGTCCATGCTTAAAGAATATGAAGAGTATGTCCTACTATTTTCTTCGCCAGTTAAATTCAATATTTTCAGTGATGGTATAGCTGCTACTTCATCTAAGTTTTGTAAATTTCTCAACAAATCTGAAATAGACAATACAGATCCAATGTCCATGTTTTCAGTTTTTAGATAATTCATTATGTTGATAATGCAAGTAACCAGCGATTGTTGTTTGTTAAAACCGGCGGATGGGTATAATGTAAAGTTAACGCCTATGTTAACAATTTTAGCGTCAGATATTCTTATGCTGTCAGAGACTCCTTTGTATTTTTTCAAATAAGTTTCCATGTTGTTTTTCAAAACAATATCTGTTTGCGCTAGATGCCCTTCGCTATTTCTACTTATGGTTATAAGCTCTACGCCCGATAGCTTGTAGGGGTCTTTTCTTGCCGACAGTCTAAAAACAGTGCCAAATTCGGGTGGCATAGACATAGCTCTTATTTTGTAGTCTTCCAAAGTAACACATCTATTTTGAGCATTCATATTACTTATAGCGTTCATTCTAATGCTCTCGTTAGACTCTGCGTCTTCACCCCCATAAGCGGCTTCTGGATTATTAAAGGTTATAGATTGCTCAATATTTGATATTTGATTAGGATACGTATTTACAACATCAGGATTAGCATATGTAACTAAAGTTTCAACTGATTTAGTCAAAACATCGGCACCTATATTTGTTGCAACCCCTCCTCCGACTCTATACCTTATATTAATTATGCTATTTGGTTTAGGTAGGTTGCCTAAAGATTTTGTTTTTAGGAAGTTTGTTGTGTCCAACGCCATTGATGGAAAGCCATCTACATACCCTTTTAGTTTTGGGGGTAAAACAAAATCTTCGGGATTTAATAATATTTCTGAGTCCTCCACCGCACTTCGTCCTGCACCGAATCTTATTGTCAAAGTGCCGTCCACTTCTCTTTCCAAAACATATCTGTTAGGCACTTTTTTCATTTTCATAATGTGTGTAGCGCCGTCGTCATTTTCTTGCACATTTGAGTCACCAATAAAAATAGCATCTGTTGAGAGGTTATCCACTTCAGCAAATTCAACTCCATCATTATCAACAACAGAGGATACCTCTGTCACCAACCTATCTGGTAGGGTAATTCCAAGAAAAGGCCGCGGCTCGTCTGGTGTTTTATATTTGAATGTCTTTGTGCGACCAGACATTGCTCTAACACCACTAATAGAATATGTGACAAAAGTACCATCATCAAATACAACCTCTCTGTTATGATCCGAAGAAAAATCTGCTCTTTCTATTAGCTCAAAGTTTGCTGGCTCAAATTTGCTTGTCAACCTAGTCCCTGCATTGACGGAAAAAACTGTTTCAGCTGACGTTGCTTTTTCAAAAGTAGCTGATACCGTTATGTCGGCTGTTGCAGGCACCACCGATTTTGAAACATAGCCGAAACCCTTAGCGTGAGATAGTATGTTTTTTCTTTCAACAGCTCTTGTAATAAAATTTTCGTTTACTGTCCTGTCCATCTGAAAGCTTAGTATATCTGCTACGTAAGCCATAAGCTCTAGTATAGCCATGCCACCAGAAGCTTCATTGAAGTCTTGAATGGTGTCTGGAAAATATCTTTTTAGATATTCTTGCAAATCATTTCTTACACTGTAAAAATCTTTACTAATATAGCTTATGTTTTTACTTTTTGTTGGTGTTCTTGAAGCCATTTTTTCTTCCTTATTCACTTATCCTAAAAGATACTCTATCAGAAAAACCATTTGTGCCTGTTACAACATATAATATCGTTATAAGTAACTCGTTGTTGTTTAAAAGTGAGTTTGTGCTAACGTCCTCTAAAGTTAGGTTTGTTATTGTAACTGCCGGTAAATACCTACCCACAGTTTCTTTTACTTCTTCATACATCTGCTCACGCATCTCAAAGATATTAGTCATGTTTTCAAAAAGCAAACCACCACTAGATATAATTTTAGTACCCATATCTGGGTGCATCAACCTCTCACCTTTTTTGGTTAAGATTAATATTTTTATATCCTCTTTTATAGCACCTTGAAAACTTCTGTGAGAGTCTGGAAACCCTCTTGAATATTTTCGCAGCGGCCATTTAAAATTTATATCGCCTGGCATATTCTATTGCACAAATTGAGTGTTGCTCAATGTGTCCTCTAATTTTTCATTCACTTCCAATATAGTTTCTTCAAACTCTTCAAATTTTTCATCTATCTCTACTAAAACATCTTGCTTTTTTATAGGTTTGGTATCTTGGTCTTCTATTTCAAACTCTATGTTTATGTCGCCTCCATTTTTTCCTATCTTTTGCTCGTAATTAAAAACTTCACCCGACACATTATGAGTGTGGTCTTTGTATAACTCATATATTTCTACAACTATTTTTTTTAGTTGATTAACTACACCTATTATTTGTTGTAGGCTTTCTTTGTTTTTATCTCCGAGCACTTGTCTATATAAATATTCATCAACAGAATTACCAGTCCCACTTTGTATGCTTATATTTACGTGTCTTTCCGCTAAATTTATTATATAATCATATTTGTTTTCATAATCTAATTCGTAATTCTTAACTACAGGAGGACCATTTGCGTTTGATGGTACTAAATCGGAAGGCTCCCCAACATAAGCTTTTAGATTTTTATTTACAAGTTGTCTTACTCCTACGTACCTACTCAACGGAGTTTGTCCAGCATGTATTGTTTTTGTTCTGGTGACACCTATTGTTGGACTATCTGGCTTTATACCCTTTCTTATAGGAGCGTTAACACCGAATTCAATAAGTGGGCTATGATCGTTTAAAATATCAAATGAGTGTCTTAGATATGTGCCATGTCTACCTTGCTGTATAACATCCCCATCTAAAACTGGTATTACATACTTGTCTTTTTTAGGAGATTTTATAGGTGTATCTCTCCTCATTCCATCTATGTCTATCTCGCCATTGGCAAACCGTTGATTTTTGTTTTCTTGCCAATGCTTAGCGCCACTATAATTTAAATATTGATAGTTGTTTACTTTACCCACCCAATAACCAAAAGAAGATTTTACGTTTTGTTCTTTGATGATAAAAACTTCCTCACCAATTTCTGGTATGGATATATTTGTCATTGGCAACAAAGGTGGATACCATTTCTTTTTTTTCACCAAATCCGGTCTTTTTGCATGCACACCTTCATCTAATATAACAGCGCAAATGGCATATGGTGGATTAGATAAATTAGTTTTACCAATGTTTAAACCCTCTCTGTTTATATCTACAACTACAGCTCTTCTCAAAATCATTTCTTTGTTTTCGTTAAGACCTTTAGAACTGTCCGAAGCATTCTTTATAAATTGGCTTTGACTATGTATTGTTCTAGATATATTAAGAGTTTGCGGCATCACTTCCCTCTTTTACTGATTTTTCAAAACCTTCTATTGAGTCGTATTCTGAAAAATTCACATTATTTTCTTCTAAGTTTTTATGTATAAATAATAACTCATTATCTATCCGTTTCATTTTCGCCTCCATCTCTGAAAGCGATTCCAAAAGATACCTGTATTCTAAAATTAATTCTTGATATCTTTCAACATATTCTTTTATATTTTCTTCATTGCTAAATATGTTTTGCATATCTACTATAACACTTCTATTTTGGCTTGACTATATTTTATTTTTAGTTTAGATATAGTTTTAGTTATCTTTCTGCTTGGTAAGTCAGTAGCTTCTCTTATATAAAGATACAATTGTTTTTTGTTATAAATATCAAACATATCATAATTTTCTAATATATCTGATATAACACCTAACACTAACCTATCTTCTTTATTTAGGCTATCAACAAAAATATCATCTTTTAAATAGGCTGGTAAAAGCGATAAAAATTCTCTTAATTGATTTTGCTTTTCAAGCTCGTCATTTTGAATAAGAGATATGCTATGAAGCATATCCTCCTTATCTTGATTGTCTATAAAGACCATCTTTTTTTTACTATTACTTTTTTGTATCAACCAATTCTTGCTTACCGTACCAAAGAAACTGTATGATTTTTTGCCTTTGGTATGGTCAAACCTATCAATTTTTTCATACAGATGAGTAACCAACTCATGTTCTATTTGGTCAAAGTCTGTAAGTATCTTGTTGAAGTTATAAGTATAGTATATATTTTCTACCAATTTTTTGAAAGCAGGTTGTATAACTGTAACATACACACCATGTTTTTCTTCAACATCATCAGAAGTGTTGAATATAACTATAGCTTTCTCTTCAATGTCGCCCCAATATTTCATTTTTTGCTCCAACTTAAAGCCTGAATATACCTAATAATATTGTAATACAAAAAAGTCTATTTTGTAAATTTGAAAAAAATTGTTGGTTTAATAAGCGCCAATAGTAGGCTCTAGTATTGTAGAAGGGGCAACCAACATCAAATTCAATTCAGTTATAAAATCATTTACACCTATTTTTTCGCTTATACCAATTATACAATAAAAACCATCTATTAATCCAGCCACATTTCTTATCTGCACAATCTGCATGCATTCTAGTCCAGTAGTTCCATGTATAGTGGCTGTAAGTTGATTCATGTAATAACTAAACATTTGACTTAGTTGATTTGAATTGTTCATTCGTTCAATTGCCAATTTTTCATACAAGCTATAATCCTGAGACATATATTCTGCGAACAAACCTTCTGGTATAGATTCTAGTAACTCGTTAAATGTTTCTTCGTCATCAGCTGCGACGGTGGCCGTTCCAGATAATTGTCCTTCAAAAGCTTGAATGCTCGCTAAGGTATCAGCATCGTTAGGTCTATTCTTTAACATATAATTTCTCGCAAATGCCCCGAAATCTACCATATTTGGATTAGGAGCCCTTCCTTCTTGGTCTAGACTACTCCTATTTTCTTTTATTATTTTCAAAATATCTCTTCTACCGTTTGGACCTCTAACAGATGCGCCATAAAGAAAAGCTATATTGGGGTCCATTTTTGCAGTAACTGATAAACTTTTTAATAAAGAGTTTTTTGTTCTGTAGTCGATAATAAAATTTTGTCCTTCGGCTATAATACTATCCACATCGGGATTATAGTCAGCGTTGAATTTAACTTCATCGGCCGACATAGCTCCAGCGGCTTGTATGCTCAAGTCACCGTTGGATAAAGGCACTAAAACAAGTCCAAGGTCAGGCATGGCAACACACTCTGTCAATATTTTGGTTATTATATCTGGAAAGCTTCTTCCTTGAGAGTTATCTAAAACTTCATCAACTTTATCAGCATCTAATAATACTTCTGCTGTATTAGATATCCTTGTTGTTTTTAACCCAACAGTATCTATATTTTTAAAATCTTTATCGTCTGCGTCCTCACCGGAGACAATCTTTTTTATGGGTAAGGTAACACCTATGGGAAAGAAAATACTACTACCTTTTTGCCTTATCTTTACATCTCTTGGTGTATCTGGTGTTAGTGTTTGCCCTTTAGTTAATCTAAATCCTCTCTTGAATTTTAAAAAGACATCAAATTTTTCATCAACTAATACTTTATATCCAGAACCTTCTGGACCCGATACAAAAAAAGCAGAGTCAGTTGGTTGCAACAAATTGGGTACTATGTTTTCTATCTCTTCGTAATAAACACCTTGCAATGCATTGCCATTTTCGTCCACGGCCCACTCTTTTGATTTCGGTCTAGCGGATGGTATAATACTGGATTCTACTCTATAATTGTCGCCGGACTGACTGCTTGGATCTCGTATGGCCACAAGTGAATCGGCTTCGTATGAAGGCGATTCACCCAATTCGTTAGATGTTTCTTTTGCTATTCTGCTTCTAAATTGGTTTTGAAATCTGGCAAATGGTTCGCTTATTTGGCTCTCTCCTAATTCTGAATATACTATATTTATTCTCTTATTGGAGTATTTATGTTCGTAATACTTAAAAGCTTCAACAACCCATCCAAGATAATAGTAAATTATATCTTCACCTAATACATAATTATTGTTCTGATAGCCATTAACAATATCTCCATCTGCATTGAGTCCAGGCCGTTTCGCAGTGCCAACACCATATTTTGTTATTATAACTCCCTCTGGAAGGTCTCTAAATGTTTCTGTATAACTTTCAGGTATATTTAAATCACCAGATTCAAACAAAGCTTTACCAGAAAATAGCTTATCAAATCTTGATTCAGAAAGGGAAATACTCTCCGATATATTCGTAAAATCTTCTGCGTTTTTAATCGCCGCATTACCGCCAGATTTCCTTAAATTATATTTCTTATTTTCGGCCTTATTTTTGTTGTCTTGAGCTACCCATTTAATTTTAACTCTTCCTGCGTTCCTTGTTCTGTTAGTCCTATTGCCACTATAATCAACTTCACCAGTTTGTCTATTATATACTATGGGTATAAAAAGAGCAGACAGGCCCAGAATATTGAGTTTTTGGCCCTCGCCCCACCCATTGGGCGCCTGTGACCATGTAGAAGACTTGTCCTCTATAAAAGAACCGTCCACGACACTACCTATTCTCTCAAGCCTTTCAGATTCATTCAATGCTCTTCTAAATCTTTCCGGTTCGTCTTCAGCCAGCTGTAGTATCGCCTCCCGATTACCGTTTAGTTTACCAAGCACAGTATTAGGTTTCACTTCGGCTCCGTATAAACGGTCTGCATCCTGGTCAAATAGCTCTTGTATTCTTCTATGGACTTGTCTGTCTTTTCGACCGCCGTCGGATCTTGCCGGACCTGCAGTTACAAAAATATCTACATCGCCTAAAAACCCTACCATAGCTAAGTTAGCTATTCTAGCAGTTTGCTCAGCATGGTTATCATTATCTGCCTCGTCTAACCCCCCTAAGTTTTCAAACAGAGCTTCCGCTGCGGTTGTTTCACCTATACTCACATCTTGTTCTTCACCATCTCTATTAAATGTGCCAATACTATCTATCGCCGCGTCGGCCCTCGGTGGTCCACCTAACAATCTTGAATTCATAAAATACTGCACTGATTTGCCAAGAGAGGACATTTTTCCGCCCATATTAAATATTACTTCACTGTTTTGTGCAGCTACAAAATCTAGAGTGCCCTCCATTTGTCCTAAGTTATTAAAATCCCATGCAAATTTATGTAATTGCACAAAGACATATCTAAAATCTTTTCCGTTATAATATACATCTTCATTGAAATTTAAACTGAAAGTGTTTTGATTTTTGTCAAAAAAAGAATTTGGAGCACCGCTACTCCAACCATACATTAAAAGAAAGTTTGACCCAACAGTTAATAATTTATTGTATTCATATCTGTTTCTAACTAAACTTGGGTCATTTAAAGTGACCGTAAGAGAAAAAGTTTCACTAAAAGGAGATTCTGTTGTCCTATTACAAGACATATCCTTTATTCCGAAACCCCCCGTCCAATTATTAGAAGACCCTTGAGCTTCCGGTCTGTTCATATCAATCATATACAGTGGGCCGTTTTCTGAGCCTACTAAAGCGCTGTTTATAGTTGATATTGAAGAATTATCTGCGCCTTCCACAGCAAGAATTATGGCCCGCTGAAAAGACTCTATAAATCCATCAGGCAAACGAGGATTGTTGTCGGTCCTGTTTGCATTGCTTTGTATTACACTTTGATATAAAAGACCCTCATCTTCGCTAAAAATAGAATATAATTTTATAAATGGGGTTAGGCCACTAAGTTTTGTGTTGGGCATAAGATATTTTTTTTGCTGCCAACCAGAAATAACATTAGGGTGTGGTTTTTTATATTGACTCGTAGTCTCTTCTGCCATATTAATAAGCCTTTTTTGATTTTGCTTTAATAACTGTCATAACTCTTTCTACGTTTGATGGTATTCGCAAAATTTTTCCAGGAGTTAACGTTTTGTCAAAAGGAGATGACATCTCATTTGCAAGACAAATAACCCACCAATAAGAAGCTTCACCATAAAACTGATGTGCTATTGTATCTAACCTATCAGTAGATGTTATTGTGTAAAAACTATCTTCATCTGTCTCTATTTCTTTTGGTAAAATTGTAGGAAAGGTAGACATCATAGTAAAAGTTTTGTTTTTATCGTTGTTTTCTGACACCGTAACTAAATCGTTATGTTTGTATCTTGACATTCTCATCGCGAATAACCTCTCTATCCGTTAATACCTTCTTTTTCTTCAAAGCTATTCCTACCTGCTGAATCTTCAAGCTGTTCCGCTCCTCCAGCTGCAGCAATAATATCAGCATAAGTAAATCTTTCACCTACTGTAACTGTTCTATTTCCTCGTTCGTCAACAAAATTTGCTTCACCGGATCCGGTATATTCAAATTGATGTCTAGCTAATAGACTTACGAAAGTTTCTTCATGTGGTTTGTTGGGGTCAACAGAAATATTTTGGGGTATTAAATTAGTTGCTGGAGACCAAACATCTCTATTGTTGGTTATAAACTGATTGTCATTATTTTGACCAACGCCTATATCGGCAGCACCGTTATTCCCAGCTCTAAAACTAGCACCACCGGACATCATACCCTCAGATAAACCTTGATAAAAGTTTGTATCCCTGTCTGGCTGTCTATCATGTATTACTTGAAAACTAATAGATATTTCACAAGCCATTGGCATCCTTAAACCTCTTTGTATTTGCCATTTGTTAGGACCAAGAAAATCCCAGTTGAAAGATAAACTTCTAATAAAGCCACCAACTCTCTTATACATATCGCCAATAGTTATTCTTATAATAGGTCCACCATTTATTTTAGCAGGGTGGGTGTCGTATAAAGGATAAACTTGTTGAGCTAACCAATTTACTCGCTCGTAAACATTTTGTTGTTCTCTTACAGAGTTGGCGAAAACAACAAATCTCATATCCAAGTTTCTGCTTGATTTCTCGTATG